TAAGGTCTTAGACAAGGCCGCCATCGCATCTACCGACCACATGACCAAGCAGGTCCGTAACCGGGCCGAGGATGCTGGCTGGGATAAAGAGGTAGTGCAGTCTACCGCTGTCGTATATGACGGTGGTAAGTTCAGTGCAAAAATTGAGGGTCCCGCTAGCGACAAAGGCTTTGTGCACGAGTTTGGAGATCAAGACTCTCCTCCTACCGCCATCTTGCGTCAGTACGGCAATGACCCGCAGGCTGCCTCTGACACTTTCTTGGCGTACCTTGAGTCTGAAGTTAAGGGGATGCTATGACGTTCCTGCTCTCAGAAGATAAGGCTTTGCGCGAAAAGCTTCAAGGAATGATCGTGCACGACCAGAAAGCTGGGTTGGCATCCACAACCCGTCAGGTCGGAGTTTGGTTTGGGCAGCCTGACCAAGAAATTCGCGACCAGTCTTACCCGTACGTCACTATTGACCTTGTAGACATCCAACGCGATACCGCTCGAGAAATGCGCGGCCTTACTAGTGACGTATACCTGAGGCCTGACGACGCCCCAGCTAATAAGACTTTTATCGTCGATCTTCCTATCCCTGTGTTCTTGGAATACCAAGTCACTACGTACTCTCGTCATCCTCGACATGACCGAGAAATCATCAGCCAACTTCTTGGCAAAAAGCTTCCTCTAAGAGCGGGTGCTCTTGAGGTAGAAGATAAGACAGTCCGTCGTCTTGACACCCTGTCCGTCAACAAGCGTGACGTTACAGAGCAAGCACGCCGGTTGTTTGTCAACGCAATCACCATTCGTGTCTCCAGCGAAATTCTTCAGAACTTTGTTGATGACCCGACAAACCTAACCACTTACAGATACACGGTTAACAGGGTGAATGTCTCAAACCCCGCTACATCCCGACAGGGTGGGCGGAGTTCAGTCCCGGATTATTACGGTACTGGGAACTTCACTATTTCGGCCCCCTAATCGAACCCCACTGAATCACTCACCTAACTAAGGAGAAACCCATGGCTTACAGCCGCCCGGGAACGTACTTCTACGAACGTTTCCTTCCAACCCCCATCGCCACTACGGCGACCGCAGTTGCTGCAGGTGCCTGCATCGGTGCGTTCGAGCGTGGTCCGGAGTCTGTTACCCTCGTAACCTCGTGGTATGACTTCGTCCGCCGTTTTGGTGGATACAACAACAACTTCCCAGCAACGTTCGAGGTATCGCAGTTCTTCAAGAGCGGTGGAACAGAGCTCTACGTTCGCCGAGTATTGCACACGACTCGCCCTTCAGGTGACACCACGAGTGTCTTTGCCGCTGCTGCCAACATTGTCGTCAACAACGGTGCAAGCGGTGGTTCCGCGCACACGGTCTACACTTTTACCGCAAAAGATAAGGGTGCAGACGGTAACCTGCTTCGAGTTCAGCTCACTAAAACCGCAGCTTGGTCATCAACTAACACGTATTTTGATGTTACGATTTTGAAGGAATCGGGAACGACCAGCACCGACGCTACTACTGATGACGTGGTACTCGAAGTTTTTACAAACGTAAACTTTGCCGACCCGCTCTCTTCGGATTGGGCTGAATCAGTCATCAACTCTGAGGTTGGTGGATCCCAGTACGTAACACTTACGATGGCTCCGTTGGTTTCAGGTGGGGCTACTTTGGCAGAACGTCGCGTTATCGCTGAAGCTTACCTTGTGCTTGCTTCTGGAGCCAACGGGGATGCTCCCACTCTTGTTGATTACCAGAAGGCTTTGTACACCGGTACTAGCCCGAAGCTCTACAACAACTCTGATTTCTCCAACATTGATCGCCCTCTGGTGTTCTTTGTACCTGCTCTTTGGTCAATTTTGAGTTCAGGTGACGCAGCTTCGCTTCAAGATGACGTGTCTTCTTGGGCAGCCGCTAACAACGGGTTTGCTGTAATGGACACCCCGTCCGGGCGAAGTGTTGCTGACGCTTTGACCGACTCGGCAGCCATTACTGACTCGGCAAACGCGGCGGTCTACTACCCTTGGATCTACATCTCTGACCCAGTGGGCCGTAAGAACAACGCTTTGCGTAAGATCAGCCCTGCGAGCTCTGTTGCTGGCCTGTACCTTGCGACTGACCGTACCACCGGACCGTTCAAGGCTCCGGCAGGTATCCGTGCAGCTCTTGGTGGTGCTGTGGCAATCGAACGCCAGCTCAGCAACTTGGATCTTGACACGTTGAACGCTAATGCTTCCCCGATTAACGCTGTGCGTGATCTTCCGGGTGCGGGAGTGGTTGTCATGGGTGCCCGTACCCTCCTTCAGGATGGTACTCCAAACCGCTACGTCAACATGCGTCGCTCACTCATCTACATCAAGAAGCGTCTGTCAGACCTTTCTCAGAATGTGTTGTTTGAGACCAACGATGAGCAGTTGTGGGCACGTATCCGCACATCATTTGCAGTAATGCTCAACGAATACCGCAACCAAGGCGGCCTTCGTGGAGAAACCGCTGCTGATGCTTTCTACGTCAAGTGTGACGCAGAGAACAACGGTCCTGACACGGTTGCTCAGGGTCAGGTCAACATCGAGGTCGGTCTCGCGCTGGAATACCCTGCGGAGTTCGTCGTCATTACCCTCAGCCAGACTACTGGCGTTAAGTAAGGAGATAACCCCAAATGGCAACCGTCATTAACAACCGGTCAACACTAACGACCGATCCGCTGAGGAACTTCCGGTTCCTCGTTACGATGAAGCCCCACAACATCAGTAATGCAAACAAGTTTGGATATGATTCTGGAGTTACTCTTGGCTTCACGTCTATCTCCGGACTCTCGGTTACGACCGACAGCATTCCTTACCGTGAAGGTGGCTACAACACTACTGTTCACCAGATCCCCGGTCAGACCACGTTCTCTCCGGTAACCCTTCAGCGCGGTGTCACGCTTGGCACCGACGCTAACTGGGAATGGATGCGACGCCTGTTCCGTACGGTTCAGGCTTCGGGTGCTTCGGCTAACGTTGACGTAACGAACAACTTCCGTTACGACATTGAGATCCGACTCCTGAGCCACCCAATCGCTGGTTCGGGTGCAAACGACACGTACTCGACTGCAGACAACGACCACGTTGCGATGCGGTTCAACATTTACAACGCATGGATCACAAGCCTCGCGTATTCTGACCTTAACGCTGGTGACAACGCCATCTTCGTTGAGCAGATGACTCTGGTTCACGAAGGATTCGACATCAACTGGGCTAAGAACCTCAGCGTGTCGGCACCTTCATTCGATAGCTAACATTTACTAAGGAGCACAAATTGGCTGAACAAACTGTTAATGCCGTAACAAGCCCGGACCTTGCCCAGAACCTGATTAATCAGGCCTTGGCTGAGCCGGAACAGCAAGACGTTGAAGTATCCGTAACACCACCCTCAGACACCTTGGTGACCCTCCCCGGAGGATTCGTTACCCCCGAAGGGGAGGTCATCAAGACTGTGGAAGTACGAGAGCTCAATGGGTTGGATGAAGAGGCAATCTCTAAGTCCAGCACCATTGGCCGAGTTCTTAACACGGTGCTTACTCGTGGAGCGGTCAAGATCGGTGAACTTCCGGTTACGGAGGAGACTCTGGACCTCATGCTTGCCGGTGACCGAGATGCAGTGCTGCTGGGAATCTTCAAAGCAACTTTTGGAAACCCCGCAGAGTTGCAGAGCTTTTGCAATGGCTGTAACGAAATGAAGACCGTGTCGGTAGACCTTGACGCAGACATCAAGACCCGCGTACTGGTTGACCCGATTAACGACCGTTACTTTACCGTTCAGGGAGCTAAGCACGAGTACAAGGTGACTCTCCCCAAGGGTCGCCTGCAGAAAGAAATGAACAACAGTACATCCAACAAGACCATCGCAGAACTTACTAGTGATCTTCTTGGTGGAACGGTGTTGGAGATTGACGGAAACCCCGTTTACCACAAAACCGTTGTACAAAAGATCGGTCTAACTGACCGCCGAAAGATTGCCGAAGAACTAACGGAGCGAAACCCCGGACCCCGATTTGAGCCGATCACGGTAACGTGCCCGGACTGTGAGTCTGAGGTGGTGGTTCCGATTAGCCTCGGAGGGTTGTTTCGCTTCTAAAACAACCCCATATGGTGACCTGCTCGCTGAGATCCTTGCTTTATCTAAGGCTTTCAGCGGGTGGACACTCACCGAATTGCGTGACCTTACCCCTAGGGAACGTAAAAACTGGATTGAAGTAGCTAAGAACTACAGGAAGATGGTTGAGGACTAGCATGATTGGTGACGGCGTAACTAGTCAACTCACAGC